ACTATTTTTACTTCTTCTTTTTGTGAAGATGTTCTCGTTACTGGTGCTCGATTATCTATGTAGATAATTTCTCCAGAATATTTTTTAACATCGGGATTTGCTTTTCCAAGATTAAATGTTTGTCCGAGATCAACATTTTTCCCACCAACTGATGATGTTCTACCACTAAAATTAATATCAACAACTAAATTTTCTGGTGATCCTCCAGTAATAGGAGCATTCTCTATTCCCTCAAAATCTAGTTTTTTATATGAATATGTTGAAAGAGTGGAAAAACCAACTGGTTGATAATATCTTAAAATTCCAGTGTCTGGATTCCAAGATGCAACATAACCCACTGCAGTAGAATTAACTCCGACTACTTGCGTAATTAACGTATTTGGTTCATATGAAACTTGTGAGGTGGTTAATCCAGATGATACATCTGGTTCTAGTTTTAAAGCACCCAAATTAGTCGCAGTCGTATTATTTAGAAGGTCAGTTCCACTAAATTGAAGTGGATTTTTAACTAAACCAACACGAGAAAAATTATTACCAAGAACATAATCTGGCACATGATCAACATTATTATCATACTTAGAGTATAACATAACTCTAAAACCACCCAATTCACGATATATATCTGCACCATGTCCTCCTTTAGGAGGTATCACAACTTCAAATTCTGCATCAGTGCCTAATATAAGAGTTTTTCCACCAAAAGATCCAGCTTCAAATCTAATTGATGCATATGTATAATCAGTTCCCCCAATTACAGATGATACGCTCTCTATAATTCCGCTATTAATATTTACTGATATTGAACCTCCTGTCCCATCTCCTGAAATAGGTATTCCAGATATAGTTCCAGTATTTGTAACTGTACCACCTTCATCAATACTATATCCAGAACCACCATTTTTTACAATTACAGTTTCAATTTTTCCGTTTACTGCAGCATCTTTTACAGTTGCAGTTGCTGTATCTCCCCACTTTTTTGGTAAAGGAATATATGAATTAGTTACAAATTTAACTATATCTGATGGTGAAATAGTGAATAAGTATTTCCAGAGGTAACCATCTGATCCATTACCAGCTTCTTGTGGAACTGTATTTGTATGAGTTGGTTCAAACAAAGATTTTTGTCCGTTGGGATTGTCTGGGTTTGAACCGTTATTAATACATAGGTATAAGCTAAACTCAGAATTTAATACAAAGTAATTTGAACCATATAAAGTGGTGGATTTAGTTTGTGGAGTGCGATTAGTAGCTGAATAGTTATTTCTATACATCTCATATATCGTTCCAGTTTGCCAATCTAATCTAGGAACTACTCTTCTAACGTCATTTTCTGTTACTTTTTTCAAAAAAAGCATACTATCATAATAAAAATTTTCTTGATCAAAAGCATCTATGGGATTTGGCACTGGATTACCCCAATCGGAAACTCCATAGTTTTTCACATCTACATTTTTTGGATTTGGATGTCCTAAAAAACTGTAATAGTTATTATTTCCAGTAGAACCAATACCTACAAAACTATCTACAAAAGTTTCTGCGTTTAATATACGATATTGGTCAGTGATTATTGCGGGCATTGATACTTACATTTTTTTGATTATTTATACCTCTTATGTATAAACTGATCTTAAGGGTAGAGTTCTTATCACTTGAACTGATGTCTCGATTCCCAAAACCCCATTCTGATTGTGAAAAGTAAATGATTTTGATTCATTACTTCTATTGACATTAATTGATCCCCAACTGTATGTTCCATATTTAAATCTAGACGATAAAGTTGTTGTATCTATACCAACAATTGAGTTAACATTTGCAAAAACTCTTGTTATGGATGAACCAACAGAAACAAAATGTTCAGCAAAGTATACATTATCTAAGAAAGTATTACCAACGCTAACAGTTTCTGGGCCAGAAGAGGTTGTTCTTATTCCAGTGACACCATCACCTATAAATGTATTTTTAATTACAAAGTAATCACCAGTGCTTATACCCGATCTAGATCTTTTTTTATCGTCATTACCATCTGGTAATCCATCTGGATGATATATACCATAATTTTCACCAGGTTGTGGTTTAATTTCAAAGAATATTGCAGGCCCAGTGGTATTGATACCAACTGCACTAGTTCCAATACCAACTACAATTCCATAATCTCCTTCATATGTTACCTTCTCAATTTCCTCTACAACAACAGTAGTCCCTAATCCAACTATGTTTATATTGTTTTGAGTTTGTCCTAAGTCATCTATTCTTTGGAATAACCAATTATTTTCCACATATATCTTAGTATCAGTGTTACTTATCGATTTGATGATACCAGTTGTTGGTTGTATTTGAGGTTCTAAATAATTTCTTTCTTTTGATATTTTAACACCATCAATAATTAAATCTTTTGTTTGTTTTCTCCACATGGTTGGTCTAATAAAATCAGCATCAGTTGAAATACCAACTCCACTATAAGTTGTCGTCTCTACAGTATCTGCTGCGATTAACTCATAAATTGTTCTATTTTCTTGTTCACTAACACTATCAAAATATTGTAATCTCAATTCATCTCCTGGTTTTATTGTTTCATCAACATCAACCGCAACAAAATCTTCATCAGATCCAGTGTAAAAGTACATCTTAAATTTACTACCTGCTTTTGGTGCCTCTTTAAATGATATTCTCGTTCCACCTAGAAATTGATAATCTTTATCTGGTTTTTGTAAAATATCATTTATGAATATGAGTAAATTATTTTGTAGTATTATTCCAGAACCTTTTTGAGCAACTATGCTGTAATAATCTTTGTTTGTAACTGTACGAGTTATTAAGAATGATTTTCTAAATCCATTGAATTGTTGACTAAAATCATCTAGTTCCAATAGTTGACCAAAACACCAACCTGCAAATTTATCTTGGAACTTATTTCTAATTGTTATGTTAAATGCACTTGTTCCAATTCCAACTTGGAAAGGTAGAGTAGTTAATTCTAAATTATCTCCTATTTCATAACCTATACCACGATCTGACATATCAAATGATATTATACTACCACCAGTTCCTACTATAACATCTATTTTAGCACCAGATCCATTACCACCAGATAATGGAATATTTTTGTAAGGACTTGGTGGTGCAGCAGTAACAAAATTCAATCCAGTTGAAATACCTGTAGATGTATATCCACTACCAGCATTTGATATATTTAAAGAAGTGACTATTCCTGCTGTAATTGATGCCTCTATGACAGCACCAGATCCAGTGCTAGATGCAATTGAAATTATAGGTGGATTTATATAACCAGCACCTCCAGTAAGTATTCCTACAGTTGATATAGTTCCTGTGTTTGAAACTACTGCACTAAACAAAGCCTTTCTAGGAACTTGATATCCACTTCCAATACCAACATCAAATTCATTTATTATTCCACCTCTAGGTAAATCTTTATTACTAGAAGTTCCTGTAAAATCAATAGTTTGACCAGTTCCAACAATTTCATAATCTGATTCTTTAATACTACCAACATCTCCATAGAAAGGTCTTTGGAAAATATTATTAATTAATATGGCACCAAAACTAGTGTTAATACCTGTTAGTTGTGTACCATTACTTGTTAAATTAAACTTATCTGTAGACCCATCAAATCTATCAGATATATCATCAATAATTTTATTAGTGTTATAATCTAATCTATAATATGCTCTTCCAGAAAAAGTAGAAAATGTGGTAATTCCAGTACTACCTGTAGGCCCATATGGTGCTTCAGAAAAATATATTCTCCCCTCATGGACTCTATAATCACCTTTTAATACGGTAACTGCTGCACCAACCGTATGTGCTGCAGCAACTGTTCCCATTTCTCCTCTAACAACACTTAATGCATTTGGCATAGTTGATCCAACACCAACTAAATTTACTTTTAAAATCTCATTTTCAATTTTAAGTAAGGATTTACCTGCAATATCAGAAGCATCATTTAGAAATACAATATCAGTTGATATTCCAACTTCAGTTGATAAACCGACAGATACGACTGTTGATATACCAATAGGACTTTGAATTATGTTATCAATGCTAATTAATGATCTGATAGTAGCATTTTCAGATGGTACTGATAAAGTATGTTTTGTTCCAATTCCATTTGTATTAGTAAATGATACTGCAAGTCCAGCACTAGCAAAACTAGCAGCTGTAGCAACTTGTATTTTATCAGAATCGATTCTAATTGCAAAAATATCTGATGGTAATAATGTAGTGACACCAATACCAGGAACATCAGTACTTGCAATTCCAATTGATGATTGACCAGATTGTGGTTTATAAATTAATTTTTCACCTGTATTAAAATTATGTTTTGGTATTGTAAGTAAATGTGTATCAGTTGTTATTCCTGTAGATGGATTAAATTCTCTATGGAATAGTGGATCACCATCAGTAAATAAATTAAAACTTGTAGTTCCAATAACACCACCACCAGTGCTAGTTACTATTCCTGTAAATTGAGAACTTATATCATCTATTAGTAAAACTTTATTAGTTCTTGATTCATTATAATCAGTTATTATTTTTGATTTAAAAACAACTAATTTTGATAAATTTGGATCTTCAGTATCTTCATTTACCATATCATAATAAAATTTTTCATGAACAGATGCCTCTGCATCAATATCAACTTCTAAAAAGAGATCACTATCTGATTTTAAAGTATGTTGTGCGGTAGATCCAATTCCTAAATTACAGAAATTTTTAAATCCAGCTACGTGATCTAAACTATTAACTGTGTCTTTCCAAGTAATAAATGGAACTTCACCTTTAACTGAGTATGAAAATCTTTGATAGTAATCATTATCATGTATTCTTTGAATATCTAAATTTAATTTTCCAATATCAGTTTTCCAACTGTTAATGTTATTTGCTGTTGAGTCTACATTTAAATCAAAATCAAATTTAAATTGATTAGTTACAGTACCTTTATTGTTAGATATTTTACCTATAATAAAATCTTCCTTTGAAAAATCTCCAGTAACATCAAATATTTTTAATGTTTGTGATACAGGATCCCAACCATTTTCTGCAACTACTCCTGTAATGTTTTTATTAACAACTTCAACCACTTCATTTTCAGCAAATGCGGATTTTCTGAATGTTGGTTGAAATTCTGCTAACTCACTTCTTTTTATGACTCTACCAAAGTTATTTTCTTGTTGATATGTTCCCCCAGTGCTTCCAAGTCCAACTAAGGAATAACTAATTGATTCTACTCCACTAGTAGTATTAATGCCAGTAACAGTAAAATAAGCATAATTATAAGCACTAGAATTATATCCATCATTACCATCTATTGTTTTTATATTTTCAACAAATATTTCATCACCAATTTCGAATGGAAATATTCCTCCCTGATTGTAAAATCCACTGTCAGAACCAGTTTCTGGATTAGGTGCTCTCAAACCTAAAGTAACTGTTTTATTACTATCAGTTGAAGCTTGAGTTACTACAACACCGTTTGAGTTTATTGTAGGAATAATTCTAAGATCTTCTGATAATCCACTATCATTAGTTAAGATGTTAACACTATTAACTGAAGTTCCACTTAAAGTAGTTTGTGCAACTATATTTGGTTTTCCAATTGCTATTACTTTTGGAGGACTTGTGTAATTAATTCCTCCAGTGACAATTCCAATATTTTCAAGAGTAAATATATCTTTTAATTCTAAAATTATATTACTATCTGCTTTTGGTTTTAATGTATTATCTGGAGAAAATTCTAAACCTTGATTAAAAACTTGAGTTTTATTAACACTTCCAATATTATCTGTTTCTACAGTTAATACGACATTTTTACCTTCACTTGTACCGATTGATGTAATTATAGGTAAATCAGTTACATTAAAACCTTTATTTAATACATTTATTGAATACACTCCACCAACTTCATTAGTTGATTTTGTTGAATAAAAGAAACTGGATATCCCTGTAGAATCATATAAACTAGTTTCTGCGATTTCAACGTCTACTGGTTGACCAGTTACAGGATCTACGTAAGTATAAGAACTAGTATTAATCCCAACTCCAGTTGGATTAAATTCAAATGTATTAGTTCCGATTCCTGTCACTTTAAATTCTTGATTAAATTTAGAATCAATAACTTTTATCTGTGAATAATTTGGAACTCTTTCATCAACAGCAAAAGATAAAGTTTTAATTATATTCGATTCTTTACCTTCAACTTTATAATAAAATTCTGATGCTAATGAATCTGTAACTGATATTGTAATTTTATCATCAGTTTTAGTGATTAAATCACTATTGTAATTTGATTTGAAGTTATTATCTACAAAAAATTCAATATCAAAATCATCTAAACTTGAGTCATATGTTAAAAATTCAATTGTATTGTTTTTATAGAAAGATAATTGTGGATTAATTTTTGATATTTGATGATTTGATCCACCAGTTGTACCAATACCAATGTAATTATAGGGAAAAGATAAAATATCATATTCGTTTTCTGCTAATCTTATAGTATCTCTAGAATCTCTAACAACATAATAAACTCCATTATCAACTAAGGGAACAGCTGGATCTGATGAATTATAAACGATTAAATCACCAGTATTAAAATTATGATTATTAAGAGTTATCTTTGATACTGTAGTCCCTATACCAATAGCAGTATCTGTAAATGTTATGGGATTTACAACTAATTTTCTAATATTTTCATTGTATCTTAAGTCAAAGGTTTGAGTTTTATCGGATGTTACATGTAGTTCAAACTCATCATTTACTGATAGATTATGTTGTTGACCCACAGTTGCAGCAGTAGCAACAGTGACAGTTCCATTAACTCTCTTCAATGATCCAGAAAGATTATCTGTAATAAGTTCTATTTTATTATCATCTCCTGCTGTAGTTATTACTTGTTTAAAAAATACATGATTTGTACTGAATCCAACTTTTTCAGTTGCTAATCCAACATATAAATTACTCAATCTTACACAATATAGTCTACTAAAATCTGCTAAATCAAAATCATTCGCTAAACTTGCATCTCTAGCAGCTTTAATAGTGGATCCAATAGAAACTAATGATACTTCATCACCATTTTGGAAAGGATGATTTGGTAGATATATTGCTCTTGGTGGGATTGATTTGTTAACTGGAAAACTTCCAGCAAATCCAACAACCACATTTGTAACTGTGCTTCCAATACCAACTGATTTTGCTGCTTCAAAATATTGTGTTTTGGGTAACTCTACATTTATATTTTCAACTTTTTTAGTAATTTCATATGTAAACTCTGTTTCTAACCTAGTGACTAATGCTCCTGTGCTATGAGTTGTAGCTGTAGTTGAATTATGTCCTCTCCTAAGTCTATATTTGTTATTAACGTCATCATGATCTATAACTAAAAACTGTTCGGAGTCAATTTGAACTATATCATTAATATTAAATTTTCTGTTAGCGGTAGGATCAAGAAAGGCAATAAAAGTTGTAATTCCACTAGTAACAAGATTTGGTATGTTTTCTGATAATCCAGATGTTACTGTAGATACATCAATAGTTCTAATTCCTTCGATATTTTTATAGTTTGTTGAGGATATTCCCGATATTTCAACTACATCCCCTTTAGATAATCCATGTGGCACAGTTGATATACCAGTGACTTCATTATCAGTGATTGAAAATATTAAATTATCAACTATGGTATTTGTAGTTCCTATTGATATGATGGGTTTTCCTATAACTTGTTCTACACTAGCAGTTATGGTTGGATCATTGAAATTAATTTTATCATTTACTTTGTAACCTGTTCCAGATTCAATTACAGTAACTTTTGTTATTGTTGATGAGTCAACACCATCAACTTTGATTAAAGCTTTTGATTTTAATGAATCTTGAAGTAAAGGATATGTTCTAAATGTTTCATTTAATCCTAAATGTGTTACATTTCTTTTATATTCGCCAGTATTTAAGATTTTATCTGACTGAATTTTAGTTACATCATAATTGAATTCATCTATAGCATTATTATGTAAAAATGTAATGTATGGGAATGAAGGATTTTTTGTTATACTATCAATGGTTGAAAAGTAAGCATATGTCCCATTAGGAAAATCTGAATTTTTAACAAATTTTCCATTATGTTCGTCCAAATCACCACTTTCATCATAAACGTAATCTTGTACAAAATAACCATCTTGATAACCAGATGGTCTTAGATTGGTATCTGAAATTGATTTAAGAACATAACTTGATTTCATGAATGTAGTAATACCAGAATTATTTGTGCTTACGGGCCCATAAATTGGATTTCCATCATAAGACCATCCAACTATTTCAGAATGAGAATCAGTTGACTCAACAAAATTGGAATCGATATTATCTCTAAGTAAACGACGATATCTTTTTGGTGGATAAAAAGCACATATTTTATTATTATTAGTTAATGATACCGATCTTATTTGTATTAATTCAGAATTATTTAAAGTTAACGCATGATCATATCTTTCAACTGAATTTATTTTCCATTCATGAACTTTTACTCCAATAATTTCTTCAGATCCAGAAGGTATTACTTTTATGATTGTATTATTCTCATCATACCCAGTTCCTCTTGAGATTATATTAACACCTGTAATTTTTCCATTAGACACAACTGATTCTAATTTAGCAAAATTACCGATTGTTCCAGAAGTTCCACCAACACCTACAACCTCTAATTCTGGAGGTGTGGTATATTCTGATCCAGAATTTAAAATATCAATGTCTGATATTTTTCCTTGTGAAATTATCGGTACTATAAAACCATCTTTACCAGTCAATAATTTTGTATTTGGTATGCGTTTATAATTTGCTATGTCAGTTACTCCATAACCTACACCACCATTTTTGACAAAAATATTTTTTAATCCACCCTTTACAATTGCTTTTGCAGATGCTTTATAATAATCTGGAATTAAACTGGTGGTTCCAACAGAAACTTTACCTTCAATTTTAACTTGAATATCTGGATATTTAAATGTGTGAGTTCCAGATCCAATACTGTTTAAATTAACATATATTTTTCTATTATAATCAATATCAGATATAGTTGTTGCTGTTCCTGCATTACTTAACTTAAACTTGTTATTATCAATAACTGTTACTTTATAAACTAAGGATTCAGATAATCCAGAAATAACAGTTCCATCACAAACATATTCTAATACATCACCATTATTAAAATTGTGATTTTTTGCATATATGTAATTATTAAACGTGTTTATACCTACAAATGTTTTAAATAAATTTTCTTTAACAGAAGTGGGATATTTTTGTGAATCTATTAAAACTTTATGATTAGAGTATTCTGACCCAACATCCTTAACTACTATTCTATCAATAATCTGTCTATTTTTATTTGATCTAAAAGTATGACTTCTATTTCCATTATCAAGAAACTCAATTAAATTAGTTTTAGCTAAAGCTCTATTTTTAGTAATTGCTAGTCTAAAAGAGTTATTATCTACTTTTGATACAAAGTAATTACTTCCTGAAGATAATAAACTAGTGTTAAATCCTACGTTAACGCCAGTGCTAATTCCAATTGGATCTCCTGTAGCAATATAAGTAACTTTTTCTCCATCCAAAAATCTATGATCACCTACTAAAGTGTGGTTTGTTAAATTAACTTCAAATTCAGTAAATGTTTTGCTATGAGTAAAACCTCTCATTTTTGCTTCACAGACAGCACCAGTTCCATTTCCACCTGTAATACTAACAGAGGGCACCTGAGAATAATCAAATCCACCCTCATTTACTATGATCTCAGATAAACTACCAGAAAAGTTTGCATGTGCCTCACAACCGCTTCCAGTGTCGTCTGTGATTGATAAAGTAGGTGAATTTATAACATTATAATTTTTTCCAGAGTTCAAAACTTCAAATTCATCTATTTGTCCATAAAAAACTGAATCTTCAGAAATGGGTGAGTGATACTCTATACCATTTAATGATACACCAATAGGGCCAACTATATTTTTATTATTTTTTCTTATTTGAGGATTTTTTAAAATTCTTTTAAAATTATTTTGATTTGTTAATTTTTTACCATCAAATAGTGAAGCAGGTGTTAAAGTGTGCGTACCAATTCCTACACCATCATACTTAATTTCTTCAAAAACATTCATATAAAGATTTGAAGGATTCAACGCTAATTTTATATTATCATTATCAACTACGTTTACATAAAAATATCCACTTGTACTACCAATAACTCCAGAACTAGAATCATCAGAAATTTTCATGTATATTCTTTCACCATTTATAAAATTATGATCAGGTATTGTAATTATGCTTGTATTTGTGCTGATTCCTGATGATAAAACAGATTTTGATCTATTTGTAGTTTGAGTATCAAAAGATGGATATCCAGAAAAAGAAATATAAGTATTTTTATCTACATCAGAAAATGAATTTTGTATATTTGATAATAAAGAAGTAATACCAAAATTAGATGATGCATAATTTAATTTCTTTTTAATAGTATAATCACCAAAAACTATAGAACCTAATAAAGTTCCTGTATTAAACCCGAAACGAGTTGATGTGTAAACATCACTGACAGTGGCATTTTTTACTATTAATCCTCCTGTATTTGTAAAAATGATATCTATAGTATCACCTACATTTAAAAAATGCTCAGTTAATGTTTCAAAAATTAATGATCCAGCTGGATGTCCATGAACATTAACATATGAAAGATTATTATAAAACCAAGAATTGAATTTTTTATTGGATACATCATATTTTTCACCTAAATGTTTAACACGAATAGAATCATCTAGATCAAAATACTTAGTAACACTTACGTTATCTGATGCACCAGAGATAGATCCAGTTATTCTCATTATACAAATCTTAGTCATATCATTATTTTCATAACCATATACAAAATTAGTATCTATAACTGGATCAGATTCTGATAAAAGTCTTGATATACCAGTACATCCGAAAAATTGATTACTTGACTTAGATGTATACTCTGCTAAAGTGTAAATGTCATCAGCATTTGGGTAGTAAAAATTACCCGTTTCTCCAAATCCAATTGTAGAGTCAACTGTAAGAACTTCTGTTGTTGAAGCTGTACCAACTACTTTTGTTTTTGTCGAAACATTAAATTTATCTTGAATTGTTCCTTTTGAAAAAGATATTTGATAATATTTGGTATTTCCTAAAAATTTTGTAGTTACATTTGAAACTGCACCACTTGCAGTTGGATTAGTAAAAGAATCTTGATATATTTTAACACCAACTAGATTCAAAGGATCTCCAGAAAGAACCTCAACTACAATATCATCAGTTACATCCCATTCAGCTTCTGACGGTATGATTGTTTGATCAAAAGGTTTAATAATTTCAACTTGTTTACCATAAAGAACTTGGAAAAGTATTTGTAGAGATGCGTCTGTTCCTTTTGAACTATAAAAATCCCTTGCTCTTGATAAAATATTTTCTACGTTTAATCCATAAGTAAGACTTCTATCTTCTAAACCAGGTAAAAAGTTTTTTTTGAATTTTTTGTAAAATGTATTTACAAATAAAAAACTTAAATTAATAACTAGTGAATTGGCTTCATGTGCTGATGCATTAGTATCACTGAATGTTAAAAACTCTGGATTTCCTTCAGTTTCCAATTCAGATATACCACTAAATCCACGAACACACCCTGTAAATGAATTTTCAGTTTTTCCAGTGTATGTAATAATTTCATTACCAATTTTTAATAATCCATACGTATCTGGAAATCCTGTTGTTTGATTTACATTAATCACATCGTCATATGCATAAGTAAATGATAATAAAACGACTGGTGATTCTGGAGTTACGGTATTAGGAACAGGAACTGTTTGTTTTTCAACTAAAGAAATGTCTGCGACAGTAGGTATCTTTTTAAATGATGCAATATGGTCAGCTAAGTATGTTGTTCCATACTCACGCTCTTCTGACTCATAGTACTGAGTTAAAAACTCTTTAAAAAGTGGACTATCTGCTTGTATAAAATCTGGTATTTGGCTTTCCAGAATATTTGAAATTTTGACTTTTTTATCAGACATTTCTTATCTTGTATATTTTTTATTACTAATGAAACTAGAAGGTGGTATATAGTTTGTCCCTGATATATTTGAACCAGAAACAAGAACATCCTCTAATAGGTTTAATTTACTATTTCCTGTAGTATCTAGCACAATATAAAGGTTCTCTTTTGCCACGATATCATTTGATTCTGGAGTTGTTTCAATTTCAATTCTATTTGGTAGTGTTGTAGATGAAATATTCACTGGAAATAGTATTATTTCACCTTTTACGTAATCTACAGTGCCTGCATTGTTGTTTATATATGTAATCACTCCATTTTCAATTTTAAAAAATTTAACCACTCCAGTTAATTGATCATTATTTGGAAAATCTGTTAAAAATACATCCCCATCAACAGATTCAAGTTTAAATGCAGATGAACGAATGTTAAATCCTTCTAAATCAGCATGAAACTTATTTCCATAACAAACTTCATAAGTTGCAACAGTATTATATGCTGGAATCATGTTTCTTCTCATAACAAGTGTTGTGATATTTGAAGTTATTCCAGTATCAACCTTATCAATTTGAGAAAGTAACTTACTATACTTCAATCTTCCACCAAAAGAGTTAATATCTGATGATTTTGCATAATTTTCAATTGCAGATATAATTCTAGTCTGCAAATTTAACTTATCAGCAACAAATCCTGCATCATAAGACACAGTTGAATTGTATTCAACATACAAATACATTAAATCTAAAAATTCTTGCTTAATTCCAGCTACAGTATACTTCTTTAAGTCATTTTTAATTGAATCTTTTGCTACAGCTGATAAAAATTCACCATTTTTAGGTTTTACAGTGATATAAACCTTACCAAA